AAGAAAGAAGATCGCAGAAACATTAAGCCTAAGTTTATTGGTACTAAGGAAGAAAAAGCCAAAGGACAAGGCAAAGTCGTAATGATTAATATATCTGAATCTTCTTTGGATATATTGCGGTCTAAAAAAGTTGTAAACATACAACAATATTACACAGCGCTGAGAGTTAGAAGATTATGGGAGAAAAGTCGCATAGGTAGTTATACTTCTAACTTTAATAAAGTCGGAGATATATCAGGGTGGAATGATATGGCTACCGATAGAATAGACGCTATATACAAACTATCACGCTTACATACTTGGTTAGGTGATAAATCATTTGGATTGGTGTATAATATTTGTGTAGAAGATTACACCATAAAAGAAACAGCTACCATTCATCAAGTAGATCGAGTGTATCTTGGAAAGAGATTTAGAGAAGCTATTGACGAAGCACAAAAGTTTTTTGACCAAAGTTGTTGACTTTTGTAAACAGTAAATGTTATAACTTAGTAGAATACCATTCGTGTATTTGTATATAAGTTAAATCATTGAAAAGAGGGAGTTTTTATGCCAAAAGGTAAAGGTACTTATGGATCTAAAGTAGGTAGACCACCAATGAAGAAAAAGAAAAAGAAAAAAAATAAATAAATGACTAAAAAGGTTGAATTGCCTGAATTTATAAGACTATCGCATTATCGCATTACATTAGAACAAATACCAAGTGAAATTTCAGAAGAATGTGCAGAGCAACAAGGCTCGTTTCATTCTCGGAGTATGCGGATATACTTAGATAAAGATATTATAGAGCAAGGCGGTTCAATAGCTATAGACCTTGTAAAACACGAATTATTACACGCTATTTACTATGTAAGACAATTAGAGGGCAAGGGTGAAGAAGATGTTGTCAATAGTATGGCAACACACTATACTGAGATTGAAAAAAACAACCCTGATTATGTCAGGTGGAAATTACAAAACTTAAATTAATACTGCATAAGCAGGTACTCAAACAAAAGAGATTAAAATTATGGGAAGAAAAACATTACTATATTCAGAAGCAAAAGATAGACTATTAACAGCTATTGGAAATGGGCTTACAATTATTGACGCTTGTTCATACGCAGGTATATCAGAACAAACTTATTATAATTGGCTAAATAAGGACATTTCTTCTATTAAAGTNGAAAAAGACAAAAAAAAATACATTGAGTTTTTAGAGTCTCTAAAAAGAAAGCAATCTGAGTGTCAAATGTATTGTTTNGACTTCCTAATGAAAGACAAGTCTTGGCAGTCTAAGGCTTGGGTACTAGAGAGAAGATTCCCTGATAGATGGGCTAAGAAAGATATGACCTTAAATGAGAACAACGAAAAGGTTATTAACTTTACTTACGGATAATGGATTTAATAAATGATGATTGCTTAAATGCTATGGCTAAACTGCCTGACAACAGCATTGATTTTATATTAACTGATCCGCCTTATGGAACGACACAATGTAAATGGGATAGTCTAATTCCATTTGAGCCTATGTGGAATGAGTTAAAAAGAGTTATTAAAGATAATGGTTGTACAGCTTTATTTGCACAAGATAAATTTACAGCAAGTTTAATTATTTCAAATATTAAAGATCATAAATACAATCTTATTTGGAATAAATATTTAACAAGTGGTTATTTGAATGCTAATCGTATGCCTTTGAGAGTACACGAAGATATTGTAGTATTTTATAATAAACAACCAACTTATAATCCTCAAAAATCAATAGGAAATAAAAATCATAGTGTTGGTAATAAAAATAAACCAATGACAAATAAGGCTTATGGAAAACACATTTATAAAGATAATTCAGAAAATTTAGGTAATTTAAAACACCCTAAATCAATATTAAATTTTAAGGCTATTCACTCAAGTAAAAGAAAACATACATCAGAAAAGCCAGTTGATTTATTAGAATATTTAATAAAAACTTATACTAACGAAAACGATACAGTTTTAGATTTTACAATGGGTAGTGGCTCAACTGGTGTTGCTTGTAAGAACACCAACAGAAATTTTATAGGTATAGAGCTAGACAAAGAGTATTTTGACATTGCAAAAGAACGAATAGAAAGTATTTTAATATAATGGAGTATTTATTAATATTATATTTAAGTATTGGTACTCTTGTTTACACAGTACCTATCGATAAAACTTGTAATGAGTTATACGAAGCTATGGAGATTAAAAATATAATACAGTATGTAAATATTTATGACGATAGCGGAAAAATGACTGGAAAAGTTACTAAACATAATGATTACTATGTACACGCTTGGGGTTGCCAAGTAAACACTAATTGAATGACACTATGGCAAAAAAGAAAAAAGAAATATTTGAAAAGAAACGACCTAAAGCATTAGGTAAAGTTAAATCTTTTAACAAGAAAACTAAGGCTTATAAGTCTGCTAAATCACAAGCAGATAAGAAGTTTGGTAAAGGTGTTTCATTATATAAGAATATCTTTATCAGTCAGGCTATCAAGAAATATAAACCTAAAAAGAAATAATGGCAAAATATCAAGGCAGAACAGTTAAACTAAACAAACCTAGTAGAGGTGATGTTAAGAAGTTTAAAGTGTTTGTAAAAGATCGGTCAACTGGTAATGTAAAGAAAGTTAATTTCGGATCAAAGGAAATGAGCATTAAGAAGAACATACCTGCTAGAAAAAGATCATTTGACGCTAGAATGGGTGGTGTGCTAAAAAGAGTTAAGGGTCAAAAGAATTTAAGTGCCGCTTACTGGAGTTTACAGGCTTGGAAAAAAGGTTTTAAAGTATGAATGACGAATTAAATAAGTTCTTAAATCAATCCATAAACACCTTAAATGATACTGAGGAAAAAGAATATATATTCAATAGTAATTACGCAGGTAGAAAAATTAATATAAGAATAAAAATAGATGCCCTTAACAAGTCCGCAGAAGCAAGTAACACAGTCCACAGCACGGAATAGAGTTCTAATTACAGGGCGTAGATTTGGTAAGACTTTTATTGCTATTGGTGAACTCTTAAACTTTGCTTGTAAGAAGCCTAAACAAAAGGTTTGGTATGTAGCACCAACCTATAGACAAGCCAAGCAGATATGTTGGGCTAAGTTAAAAGAGGTCGCAATAGACAACAATCTAGTCAGCTACATAAACGAAACAGATTTGACTATCAGATTACACAATAAGTCAGAGATATCTTTACGAGGTTCTGACCGATCTTACGATCAACTCAGAGGTGTTGGACTTAACTTCTTAGTCTTAGATGAGTTTGCTGACATACCTAGTGATGCTTATTACTCGGTGTTGAGAGCTACCTTATCTGACACTAAAGGTGATTTCTTTGCGTGTGGTACACCTAGAGGTTATGGTAATTGGGCTTACGACCTTTATATGAAAGGTAAGGAAGATAAAGACTGGGAATCTTGGCAATTCACTACCCTACAGGGAGAGCAAGTAGATTCAGACGAAGTAGAAGCCGCTAAAGCTGACCTAGACGAGAGAACCTTTAGACAAGAATATGAAGCCACCTTTGAAACATACTCAGGCGCTATTTATTACAACTTTGATAGAGAGCAGAATGTTAAGGTAGTAAAGGACAACAATACTACATTGCATATTGGTATGGATTTTAACATTGATCCAATGAGTGCCGCAGTATTTCAGATAGACAATAATGTTATCAATTTTATTGATGAGATCATAATATACTCATCTAACACAGAAGAATTAGTTAAGGAAATAGAAGCAAGATACCCTGAACGGAAGATCATTGTATATCCTGATCCTGCTTGTAGACAACGCAAGACCTCAGCAGGTGGCAGAACTGATTTAACGATATTACAGAACGCAGGACTAACAGTAAGAGTTAAGAACGCACACCCTCAGATTAGAGACAGAATAAACGCTGTTAATTCGAGGTTAAAGAATACAAACGAGCAAAGAATGATGTTTATAAACCCCAAATGTAAAAACATTATCAGAGGCTTGGAGAGACACCTTTACAAAGAGGGAACTACGCAACCTGACAAGGATAGCGGTTTTGACCATATGAATGACGCATTAGGCTATGCGGTTGATTATCTGTTCCCTATAAGGAAAAATTATAACAAAGAATTACCTACAAGATGGAGTGTTAAATAATGGGAACATACATAACGAATGATAGCAATATGGAATCTTTAATTCACGATAAAGATTTTATGGAAGCTAGGCACGATAATTATGACTTAATGATTCAAAGATGGAATTTTTATCTTAGATCATACTTAGGTGGAGAAGAATACCGAGCAGGTAGTTTCTTACACGAATACGCATTAGAATTAGATTTAGAATATCAAAATAGAGTTAATTATACGCCTATAGACAATCACAGTCGTAATATCATTAGTATATATTCTAGTTTCTTATTCAGAGTACCACCAACTAGAGAGTATGGCACAATATCAAATGAGCCTAGTTTAGAATCATTCTTAGATGATACCGATTTAGACGGACAGAACTTTAATGCGTTTATGAAGAACGCACAGACTTATTCAGGCGTATATGGCAATGTATGGATATTTGTTGATAAGCCTGAAAGCAACGCACAAACTAGAGCAGATGAATTAGGTCAGGATATAAGACCTTATTTAACTATGGTAACACCTGATAATGTTATGGACTGGCATTACTCAAGAGCAACTAGTGGGCGTTATGTATTGGATTATTTAAAGGTCAGAGAAGAAAGAACNTCTGATGGCACATACTTTAGAATATGGACACCACAAGATATATCTTATGTGTTTGTACCTGAACGAGGTAAATTAAGAGTTTTAGAAACTAAGCCCAATCAATTAGGTGAGATACCTGCGGTATGTTTATACAATAAAAGATCACCTCGCAAAGGTGTTGGGATTTCGGATCTAACAGATGTGGCTTTATTGCAACAGTCTATTTATAATGAGCTATCTGAAATGGAACAGNTNATNAGATTATCTAACCACCCTAGCTTAGTTAAAACACAAGGTGTTGAGGCGAGTGCAGGTGCAGGATCTATTATATCTATGCCTGATGATTTAGATGGTGGGTTAAAACCTTANCTATTACAGCCTAGTGGTTCTAATTTAAGTGAGATTAGATCATCTATTGAACAGAAAATNGAAATGATAGATAGAGCAACGCATATGTCAGGAGTAAGACAAACTAAGACGCAAGTATCTAGTGGTATTGCTTTACAAACAGAATTTGAAAACCTTAACTCAGTATTAAGTGAGAAAGCTGACTTATTGGAAAANGCAGAAGAACATATATGGACTTTATTTGCTAAGTGGCAAGGTAAGGTATTTGATGGGGTTATTGATTACCCTGAATCATTTAACTTACGAGATTATGCGTCTGATCTACAATACTTACAACAAGCTAAAGCAAGTGGTGTTAGATCAAGCACATTCAGTAAAGAGATTGATAAACAAATTGTCGGTGCAGTTATTGATGATGATATAGTTATTAAAACTATTAATGACGAGATCGAAGCCCAAACTGAGGTCGGTGTATTTGAAACTGCACAAACCCAAGCCGAAGTATCTGAGGAAGAATAATGAAGAACTCAGTTATTATTATAACCCTTATGGTAGGGATACTATGGGTATGTGGTGTGTTGTTTGATAAAGCTATGGCTGATGTTACTTCAAGTGGCTCAACTACCAATGATCAGGTAAATTCTAGTGGGAGTAATACTGCGATCACAGGAGGTTACTCGTCAACTGCTACTACAAATTTCCAAGACGGAAGTTCTAGTAACTCGACTACAACTAATACGACTAACGCATATCAAGGTGAATCAAGAGTTGTAAATACAGCTAATGCACCTGCTCTAAGTAATATGAGCCAAGATGTATGTACGATAGGTGTTGGAGTTGGTGGTTCTAGTTTTTCATTCTCGGCAAGTATTGGTACTTATAAAAGAGATTTAAACTGCGAGAGATTAAAACTCGCAAAGGCATTATACGATATGGGTATGAAAGTTGCGAGTATAAGTTTACTTTGTCAGAACCCAATGGTGTTTGAAGCAATGCACCACGCAGGTAGTTATTGTCCTTATGACAGTAAGATCGGGCTAGAGGCTAAAGCTGAATGGGAAAAGTACGGAAAGCTAAGACCTGATTACGAAGAATATACCAAGAATTTAAGAATTATAGAAAAAGTAGACAACGAAATATTAAAGGATTCAAATGGGGAAGATGGTAAGACTGTTAATTGGAATTGTGATGATGGTGTCAAGCGTTGCAATCAGTAACGCAGAAACAATTTGTATTCAAAATGTACCACAATATGGGGATCAAACCTGTACGACTACTACTGATGTTGTAACTTCTGTTACTACTAGTCATACTACTAATAACTTTTTATCAGGAGATTTTACTGATGGTAGTTGGAATGGAACTAACTTAGATCATACACACGGAAACGGAATTATAGCAGGTGTTGGTGGCGAGTATGTACAAAGTACACTCACTCAAGCTGATTCAGGTTTAAGTGATGACGAAGTACAACGAGGGTTTAGTTCTACTATAGGTGCTGACATTTGGTTTTGGGATAGTTCTGATACGAACCAATCAGTAACTATGACGCAAATATTTAATGATGGTAATGGTGATGTAACCACGCAAAACAGAGTGGTTGATTATGCAAACAATGGATATAATACTTATCAAGACACTATTGTTATAGGTGAGAACAATACAACTAATGGTAGTGTTACAGCACGATTTGATTTTACTCATACTAATTCAACTCAGCATAGAGCCGCAGACTTAAAAAATCCTACGCTTACATTTGATTATACTAAGATTGAGAACACTACCTCACAGGTAAGCAATACTACAATAGATTATTGTTATGATCGGACACCAAACACTTGTCCTCAAGCAGTTGAGGATATTGTAGAAACTATTGTTGATATAGAAGATGATTTATTAATTATATTTGAAGATATAGAAG